GTCCTGTCGGGTGTACGAATTAAATTAAAAACATGCCAGACTTACATTGCCCAGAATGCGGTAGCGAGAGATTTGAAAGATCTCTCACTATGAAAGTAAAAGACGGAAAGACCTACTACGTAGAGGGTCAGTGCGAATGTGGGGCCCAGATGGAGCTCGCTAACCCCAAGACGGGGGCGCCAGGGTTTAAAGGAATGGGAAGGTTTGGTAGAAGTTACTGATGTCCGCGCTTATTGACATAGACGGGTATGAAACTAAAGGGATTAAGATCGACCCTAACGGTACAGAGGGAGAGGTCATGGAACTCCATGGGTTACTCGTTGTACTCCCAAAGAAACCAAAGCGATCGGAGATTCTCTTCCATGAAAAGCCAAAGGCAATGCAGATGTGGCAACGCCTTGCTATGCCCGAAGAACTGCAAAGGATTCGCAGTATGGATGAGTGGCTCGAAAAGCCTTCCGAGTTTCGGAACAAGTTTCGTTCTTACGTCGAGGAAGAGTTTCAGCGTAGGCGCGACGGTGTGTGGTTTTACAATAATGGGGTCCCTACGTATATTACAGGGAGACACTATATGTTTCTACAATGGTCTAAAATTGATATCGGATACCCATCATACCTCGCTTTCCAAAGAGAAATCTTTCTGCACATGGCTGCTTGCGAAGCTGATCCCCGTTGTTTCGGTCAGCTATATACTAAGTGTCGTCGTTCTGGCTACACTAATATATGCTCTGCTGTGCTTGTGGACGAGGCTAGTCAAGTTAAAGAGAAGCTGCTGGGCATTCAGTCAAAGACTGGTAAAGACGCTCAGGAAAACATCTTCATGAAAAAGGTGGTTTCGATCTTTCGAAGCTACCCTTTCTTTTTCAAGCCCATTCAGGACGGTACCACTAACCCCCGCATGGAACTAGCCTTCCGTGAACCCTCAAAGCGTATTACGAAAAACAACAAGACCTCCCACAGAGGAGACGCGCTCAACACCGTCATCAACTGGAAGAACACCACGAATAACGCATATGACGGAGAGAAGCTACACATGCTGTACCTCGATGAGGCGGGAAAGTGGGAGAAGCCTACGGACATACGTGAAGCGTGGAGGATTGAGCGAACCTGCTTGATAGTTGGTAAGCGCATAGTTGGCAAGGCCCTCTTAGGTAGTACAGTGAATCCCATGGGTAAAGGGGGAGAGGAATACAAGGGTCTGTGGGAAGACTCAGATCCCAATGAAAGAAACAACAATGGCAGGACCAGATCGGGCTTGTATCGAATATTCATCCCAGCATACGAGGCGCTAGAGGGCTTCTTTGATAAGTATGGAAACGCAGTCGTAGACAACCCTCCGAACCACATCCCTAACATGACCCGCCGCATAAAGTTTCGTGGTGATATAATAGGTATAGACGGGGAGGTCATAGATCAGGGGAGCAAGTCGTATTTAAAAAACGAGAGAGAGTCATTTAAAGATGATCCCTCCGAGCTCAATGAGATTATCAGGCAGTTTCCGTTTACCGAAGATGAAGCATTCAGAGACAGCATCGACGGTAGCCTGTTTAATATCGGGAAGATCTACCAGCAAATAGAGCACAACGATAGCCTTTATCCCAGCCCAGTTGTACAGGGGAACTTTGTGTGGCGTACAAAAGATGAAGAGGTGGTGTTCTCCCCAGACCCAAACGGAAGGTTCCGAGTGGCTTGGCTTCCGCCTGACCACCTCAGAAACAATAAGGCAGATGAGCGCGGCAAGCGAGTTCCGCCTAACGGACACATCGGGGTAGGCGGAGTTGACTCTTATGATCTAGACGCTACGGTAGATGGCAGGGGCTCGAAGGGTGCGCTGCATATGTACAACAAGTTCAATATGGATGTGCCGCCGAATATGTTTGTTGTGGAGTACGCTTCTCGTCCAGACCTAGCCAGCATCTTCTATGAAGATGTTTTGATGTGCGCATTCTTTTATGGTTATCCTCTGCTTATAGAGAACAACAAGTACGGTATCGCAAGATACTTTGAATCAAGAGGTTACGACGGTTACTTAATGGATCGTCCTCAGCATTTGCGTAATCCCAACTCATCTGGGAACGTAAGAACTAAAGGTATCCCCTCAAACTCTCAAGACGTAATTCAGTCTCACGCTCAATCCATCGAGGCTTATATTCACGATCACGTAGGAATTAGAGCGGAGACAGGAGAGATGGGGAACATGCCTTTCAATAGAACGCTAGAAGATTGGATTGCATATAAGATCGACAAGAGAACTAAGTTTGACTTGACCATTAGCTCTGGTTTAGCCTTACTAGCAGCACAAAAGCAAAAGCAAAAGAAGGTAAAGTCCGACTTCAACGACAAGAAGTTTTTTAGGACATACACCCCAAAAGTCTGGCACTCCTAGTTTTACTATATTTGCATTGAGTTAAAATAACTCCAACATTGCATATGTATAGTAACACTAAAAAATCTTCTAATTTTCCTGACCCCTTGGCTTCCTCTGAGGAAAAGCAAGGAAGGGAATATGGCCTTAACTACGCCAAGGCTATATACAATCAATGGGGGAAGATAGACCAACAGAATTCAGCTTACGGGAACAGAAGAAGGACTTTCGAGAAAAACAGAAGGTATGCCAACGGGACACAAGACACCGCTATCTATAGGTCGCTTCTTACTTCTCTGGATCCTAACAATGGCGATGGGAGTATGCTCAACCTGGACTTCACTCCAGTTCCTATCCTTCCTAAATTCGTAAGGATTGTAGTAAACAAAATATTGTCGCTCAACCCATACCCTAATTTAGAAGCTGTTGATCCCCTCTCCTCTTCTGAAAAGGACATGGAGAAAAAGAAAGTTGAGTTTTCTGTAAAGTCCAAGAAAGCCCTACAGGGATTAAAAGAGGGGTTGGGTGTTGAGATCAATGGCGATCCTGATTCTATTCCAGATACCTTGGAGGAGGCTGAGATCTTTATGGGGACGAACGTGAAGGCTTCTTCTGAGATAGCTGCTCAGATAGCCACAAACCTTACTCTTACTTGGAATGACTTTAATGAGTCGATCCTGAGAAGGTGCGTCAACGATCTGGCCGTCCTGGGGATAGCCGTAGTGAAAAGAGACAACGATCCTCAGTACGGACTGAAGACCGAATATGTAGATCCCTCAAATTTCATACACAGCTTCACAGAGGACCCAAACTTCGGGGACTTAGTATATGCTGGTCAGGTCAAGCACATTCCCATCCAGGAGCTAAAGAGAATGGCTGGAGACCAGTTTACAGAAGATCAGTATAAAACCATAGCTCAAAGAGCTCAAAAAAAATATGGGTATGATGCTGGTAAGCTTACCCAGTCCTCTTACGATAAGGTAAATAACGTTTCCAGGTTTGGGTACGATGAGTACATGATTGAAATCTTGGACTTTGAGTTCATGGGGGTTGATTGTGAATACTACGAATCCAAGGAGAGCAGATATGGGAATGTAGGGTTTTACGCAAAGGGAGAAAGATATAAGGCGCCAACCAACTCTGTGTTTAATAGGGAGATTACCAAGCTGGAGACCTCTTCGGTTTATGGCGGGTGCTACATCCTTGGCACTGACTTCTTGTTTAACTACGGGAAGAAAAACAATATGCCTAGGAATATTCACGATATTTCTAGAACAAACCTTTCCTACTCTGTTTGCGCTACCAACCTGCTCGACATGATGCCAAAGTCTATGGTGGACAGCTGCATTGGTTTTGCGGATCAGCTTCAGCTCACTCACCTAAAGATTCAGCAGGCTGTCGCTAAGGCTAAACCTGATGGTATCATAATTGACATCGAGGGTCTGGAGAACGTTCAGCTAGGAAGGGGAGGAGAGCTACAGCCCCTTGACCTGCACGATATCTATGAGCAGACAGGTGTCTTTTATTATAGAAGCAAGAACCCAGAGGGTGGATTCCAGAACCCACCCATCAGGGAGATCGGTAACAGCATTCGAAACATCAATGAGCTTATTGGTTTGTATAACCACTACCTTCGAATGATCCGTGACGCTACGGGTATCAACGAGGTAATGGATGCTTCAACCCCTAAGTCTGACTCTTTAGTTGGTGTTAGACAGCAAGCCTTGGCTGCGGCCAATAATGCCATATACGATATAACAAACTCTTCTATGGTTTTGTACAAGAAGGTCTGTTCAGACATCGTGAAGTGCATTCAGGTTATTCACCCAGAATCCGTTCTGTATAAAATTTATGAGAACGCAGTGGGCAAAGAAAACATGAGCGTTCTTAGCTCGTTTAGAAATCTGGCGATGTACAACTTTGGCGTTACGGTCGTCAAAGACATGGAAGAGGCGGAGCGTCAATACCTTGAGCAGAACATTCAGGTTGCCCTTGGTCAAAGAGAGATTGACCTTGAGGACGCTATTGCCGTCAGACAACTAAAAGACT